CGCACGAAGTCCTGCGTACGTACGGCGACGGTGTGAAGGACACCATTAAGCAAGTGTTACGGGCCGTTGCGCTGGCGCGGCAGGATGACGTGGTGATTGATGTTTCCGGGTTGGACGAATTTGATATCGACGACTTCAGCAATGAGTTGGATGACGCTAAGAAGCTGTTGGATTTGGGGATCGGCTCGGAGACGCTGAGAAAGCAAGTGTTTAAAAAACTTGCCTTCAAGTATCTTTGCGACGCGCGACAGGAAATAAAGAATCAGGTGGCAGGGGAGATCGACGCCAGGAATTATCCGGAATAGGAGGCTTATGGAAAGTATCGATGTACAAACAATTGTTCGAAACGCGATTCAAGAGTTCGTCAGCCAGCAGCAATCGAAAAGCGAGCCGGCTTACAAGACGGAGCTGCAAGAGGAACGCAAGCGAAGAGAGCAGATGGAGCGGCGGCTAAACGAGTTGGTTGAAGAGAACAAGCGGAGCCGACGGATCGCAGAGGAGGCAGAACGGAGCGCTGCTGTACGAGCGGAGTTACAACGGTTGGGCGTCTCAAAGATCGACATAGCGTTTAAGGCGGTGCAGGACGGAATTGTACGGCTAGAGGATGGCCGACTCATGGCTCGCGGTGAGAGCGGTGAAATGCCAATAAGGGACTATTTGGCCAATTTCGTCGCCGAGAACCCCGAGTTTTTGCCAGCGAGAATTGCCGGAGGCACTGGAATGACGGCTACCTTAAAGGCGCCCGCAGCTAGGGAGGGCATGGATATCGAAAAGATCCGCCCAGACATGAACGCGGAAGATAGGCGACGAGTCCGAGAAGAGATCGTTCGAGTGGCGTCCCAAACTCTGCGAGGCTAATAACAACTGCTCGCAGAGGATAAACGCGACATAGGCGCAGATTCGGTCGAAATGTCGGAATGTTTCGAACAGCAGTACCGGCCACCACGGCCGGCAATCAGAAGGAAAGTAAGGAGAATGAATGGCAGCTATTACCTCAACTAACGTCGCAAGCGCGATTGTGAAGCTGGTAGCGGCGGATGCATTGCCGGTACTGGTGGGAAACCTCGTTATGGGGAACCTCGTGAATCGCGATTATGAGCCGGTTTTGGCACAGGCCGGCGACACAGTGAACGTGCCGATTCCTCCCACGATGGTGGCAAATAACATCCTGGAGGGGGGAACGGTACAGACGCAAAACCCAAATCTTGGGAATGCTCAGATCGTGCTCAACACTCACGTTGAGTCCACGTTCCAAGTTCCGGATGTGACCAAAGTGTTGGCCGTCCCCGACTTATTGAAGATTTACATGGAACCTGCGATGGCAGCGATCGCCCAGAGAATTGAAACGGACCTGCTGAATCTTTATGCGGGATTCACGGCCAATTCCGCGGTCGGAGCCCCAGGCACAGCTATTACGGAAGCTACGATCGATGCGGCGGAAACGACTCTGTTCCTGGCGAAAGTGCCACAAAGTCAACAGAAATACTTCGTCGTCGACGCAAATGCGTATTCCGCCTGGCGGCAGATTCCGCTATTTGAAGAGTTCCAAACGGCAGGGGACGTAGGTCTGCAAACCCTGGTGGAAGGCACAATCGGGAAATTCAAAGACTTCTTTGTGTTCCGCTCGCAGTTCGTTCAGAAAACTGGCAGTAGCCCGGTGACCACACACAACCTGGCGTTCACGCGAGACGCGATTGGCCTCGTGATCCGCCGCTTGCCACAACCACTCCCGGGCACGGGAGCGATAGCCGAGTATGCCGAATTGGGAAATTTCGGGATGCGAGTGGTGATGAGCTATCAACCTAACACGCTCGCTCAGCAGTTTACTGTCGATGTTCTCTACGGCTGTGGGGTCCTGCGTAACTCTATGGGTGTGCAAGTCAACACTTAGTTCCAAAACCTGAAGTATCGAATAAGAAACGGGGCGGGCAGATCTCGCCCCGATCGACGTTGAGGAGAAACAAGATGGATCTGAAGGTCTATTATCAAAAAATTCGTGATATCGAAAAGTCGATCCAGGACGCATTCGCAGTTATCGTCAGCCTAGAAACGCCGGATGGAGGCAAGCCTGGGACGCTGACCGAGGTTTCCGCGGGATTGGCAGCCAAGATGATAGTGGAAGGTATTGCCCGCCTCGCGGAGGCCAAAGAAGGGCAGTTGTTCCGTCAACGGCAAGCCGAGGCGAAACGGGTCGCGGACCAAGGTTCAACCGCGGGAAAAGTACAGCTCTCGGTAGTACCAACGGATGAACTGCACAAGCTACAAGCTGCCGTGCGGCCAACAAAAGGCTCAGCGAATTAGATGGCTCTTTTCACTGATGGAGCAATTTCGAGCATCGAAGACTTGAATGCGCAAGATTCACAACTGCTAACTGTGGCAAGTGTAGAAGGAATCGATGTCACACAAAAATTGGGATCGGCGCAGGATGAACTTGGCATAGAGCTCGTTGCGTTACTGGCCAGGTCGCAGCAGGTGGCTGGGTCCTTTTGGGGCAGCCCCGCGCTGAAACTAAATAACATCGCAATCACGCCGCCGCTGAAGCTGTGGCATATCTATCGTGCCTTGGAACTCGTTTATAGCGATGCTTACAATAGTCAGCTGAATGACCGTTATGGCGCCAAGCGAGATCAATTTCATCAGATGGCTGGGTGGGCCAGCGAAAAGCTGGCTGAAATCGGCGTTGGAGTGATACTCAATCCTGTCCCACAAGCGGATAGTCCCGCAGTCAGCGCGATTGAGGGCAATCTGCAAGACGGGACATATTATGTCACGATGACTTGGGTGAATGCGGAGGGAGAGGAAGGCGCGAGTGCAATTCCAGCAGTGATTACGGTCACCGAGAGTACCTTTGCTGTACAACCAGTGTCACCTCCCCAAGGTACAACCGGGTGGAATGTCTATGCTGGCAGTGCTCCTGAAAACATGATGTTGCAGAATGCGTCACCAATCGGCCCGGGCCAGAGTTGGCAACAGCTTATGCCATTAGCAACCACTGGCCAACAACCCAGCTCGGGGCAGCATCCGACCTATGTGAAGCCGATCCCGCGTCTAATTCAGCGAGGCTAAATGACAACGCTTGGAGCCAGCTCTACTGCTGCGGTTATTAAAAAGATCACAGCCCAAGGCGGCATGAATGCGAACCTTGCGACGCTGAGCGCGCCAAACAGTGCATTGGCCAAGCCGGTCGACCCGGCTCAGATTCGTGGTCAGAACGTAGCCGCGGATCTGGAGGAACGCAGCAACGCGATGAAATACCCGTCGCTGAACGTTTACTGCGAGAAGATCGTGAACTCGTTAAGGGAGAAATTCCGAAGCTTCTCCGGGAGCGTCCAAATGGCAATCGAGATCCGTCACTCACAAGACCGACTCGAGGGGTTGCAAAGTGGCCTTGAACTGTATGTCGACTCAGTGACACAAGTGCTGGATGCTGCGCGAGGTGATTGGGGAAATGGCATGTACTATAGTGGCGGGTACGAGGTCACGCTTGGCGCCGTTAAACACGGAGGCAGAAATTTCATCCAAGCGGCGAAGATTACCTTTGAGATAGGAGTGAGCAGGAGCTAACATGGCGTCCTACATATCGTCGAACGCGAATCGGTTCTACACCGCGCTGGAAAGTTCGTATGGATCGGTATCCGCAATACACGCCACGAACCGCATTCCAGCTCTAAAGCTAACGGTGCAGCAACAACTCGAGGTTACGCAGCGGAAGGACAAGAGCGGGAGCCGAACCTTTCCGGGATTGCCGGCGGGGGGCAGGCGGCGAACTAGTTTCGAACTCCAAACGTACATGACGAGCGCTCCACAAGCCGGTGCTAACCCGGCGTACGGACCGCTCTTTCAAGCGGCCCTAGGAGGCACCCCGCTTCAATTTCCGGGCGGGACCGTCAACGCATCAGATGCGACCGGTAGATTGGGTTTCACCGGGCCCCACGGTCTAAATGTAGGCCAAGCGGTCTCTTCCGAAGGGGAAATCCGGTTTGTATCCGCCATCGTGGACGCGAACAACGTGCAACTCAATGCCCCTTTCACCGTACTGCCGGCGTCGGGAGGCGCAGTCGGCCCGACGGTGACGCATGTGCCCGCGACGGCGCTACCGAGTGTGACGGTATTCGATTATTGGAGCCCCTCCACGGCTGTTCAGCGGCTTCTGTGTGGTGCAGCGGTCGATGAGATGGAAATTCTATTAAACGGCGATTACCACGAATTTCATTTTCGCGGCTTAGCGCAAGATGTCGTCGATAGCAGTAGCTTCGCAGCAGGCGCAGCACAGCTTCAGAATTTCCCTCCGGAACCGCCCATTGCTGGATTCGATTACTCTATTGTGCCCGGAAATATGGGGCAGGCATGGTTGGGGACATCCGCCAACCAGTTCTTTACGATCACCAATGCATCGGTATTGGTCCATAACAACCTGGACCCGAGGAGAAAGGAATTCGGTTCAAGCGTCCCTAAAGCGATTGCACCCGGCGAACGATCAGTAACCGCAACATTCAACCTATACGGTCTCGACGATAACGCTACCGTGGGTCTGTACCAGGCCGCACGACAGCGGTCACCCATTACCGTGATGTTTCAGCTAGGTGAGGTGGCTGGCCAAGTGATGGCGGTGAATTTGAAAAGTGTAATTCCAGAAGTACCCGAGTTTGACGACAGTACGAATCGCCAACAATGGAAGTTCCGGGCATCACGTGCGCAGGGCACGGTTGACGATGAAATCGCGGTGGCGTTCGCATGACTTATGAAAGCGTAATTGTAGTCGAGTCTCAAG